TGTTTGGTGGAGAATACGAGGCTCGAACTCGTGACCTCTTGCATGCCATGCAAGTCTATAATTTCAAGGTAAAATCCCCTAAAAATCTACCATACAGCGCATTTACCATAAAATCAACCTTCTACGCCCGTCTTATTTTACACACTTTTACACACATTTCGGTAAAAATATGTAGCTTTGTTTGTCCATTGTTTGTCCAAAATTCAAAGTGTATGCCTACATTTTCTATCGAGATCAGAGAGAAGAACGAGCGGCGGGACGGTAAATTTCCGGTATCCATCCGCCTTACCCATAAAAGGGAAGTAAGAAAAATATCTACCGGCGTATATGTCAGTCGGAAGCAGGTAAAGCCTGATTTTTCCGGGATCAAAGATACAACAATTTTGAAAGGATTGTTAAATGACATATCGAAATACGAGGATATGCTGGCCAAAGGACTGGGCACGGACTTGAGCCGATTTTCTGCGGCCGACCTGGTAAAGTATATCGAATCACAAAAGGCAACGGAGGGCGGCGTGGGCATTGACTTCATTGCATTTTGCGATAACCATATTCAGGCGTTGAAGGCCGAGGGACGGGATGGTACCGCTGGACGATTCGAGGCCGTTATTCGCAACCTAACCGACTATTTCGGGCGTTCTATCGTATTCGTCAAGGAGATCAACGTAAAGAATTTGCAGGGATTCGTTGAGTATATGCAGAAACCGCACGAACAGACGCGGACAAACCAGCACGGAAAAGAGGTTACGGTGCGGCGCCCCGGGTGCAAGGCGCAAACGGTAAAGGATTATTTGGCCGACATCCACACCCTATTCAATGCGGCATGCGACCACTACAACGACGAGGATGCCGAAACGGTTCTAATCACCCACCGACCGTTCGGGAGTAAGAAATTACAGGTCGAGGTCAAAGAAGAACCCGAAAAGCGGGATTTGTGCATCGAGGATCTCGTAAAGATACTAAACGCCGAGACTGTCCCGGGTAAGCGTATGCAGCTGGCACGGGACGTGCTGGCGCTCTCGTTCTACTTGTTGGCCATGAACACCGCCGACTTGTTCGGTGCCGATGTCGAACTCGAAGACGATCGGATCATCTACCACCGGCAAAAGACGGCTAACCGTCGTAAAGACGAAGCGTTGATGTCCGTGAAGATCGAACCGGAGGCGCTGTCACTGATTGAAAAGTACCGAGATCCCGACAAACGGCGGTTGTTCTCATTTTATAAAATGTACGCTAATTTCCGGGACTTTAACCACAACGTAAACGCGGGCTGCAAACAACTTGCCGCGCACTTGGGAATCGATGTGCCTTTAAGTACTTATTATATGCGCCACACATGGGCTACTCTTGCCTCCGAGGAGTGCGGGATTTCGGAAACTGACATTGCGCTGGCGCTTAATCACGTTGGGGTGGCTTCCGGCTTCGAAAGCGGCAAAAGCCTTAAGACCACGCGGGGGTACATTCACCGCCGGTTCACGCGCAACGACACGAATAACCGCATTGTTTTGGACTACGTAAAAAGTAAATACTAATTATTATCTATAAAAGTATAAAATAATATACTATTTATTTGGATAATAATATATTTTGCATTATCTTTGTACTGTCAAACAATAACAAAGGGTAATATGAAATCAAGTGAGTTGCACCGCCTAATCCTAAAAAACGGATGGCGATCTATCCGACAAGCAGGGAGCCACGTAATTTATGAAAAGGATGGCAAAACGGTTTCGGTTCCTTTTCACGGTTCGAAAGAAATGGGTTCAGGAATAGCACGGCGGTTTATCCGGGAGATGGGGCTGAAATAAGCCCCTCCCCGGGAAACCGGAAACAAAATAACACACACGACTATGGAAAAGGTAAAGGTTATCATCGAATGGGCATCGGACGGAACGATTTCTGCCATGATGGAAAAGGATATGTTTGCCGGAATGGGCGATACCGTCGAGGCGGCCGTTGCCGACATGAAAGAGGGCGTTGCACTCTACATCAAAACGGCCAAGGAGATGGGTTTCCCCTACAAGGCGTATTTGGACGGTGAGTTTGAGGTGGAGCTGGAGTACGATGCGGTCAGTGCGCTGAAATATGCCCGCGAGTACATCAAGGACACCAAGTTGGCGGAGCTGACAGGTATTCCGGCCGCCCAGTTAGGACGTTATGCCAATGATAAGAGTAAACCACGCCCGGCACAACGTCGTAAGATTATCGAGGCGTTGCACAAATTCGCGGCGCCGTTCTATTCGATTGTGTTGTGACGAATCGCTGTTACCGGTAGTTATTGTTTGACGACGACCTATTTGGAAACGGCAGCCCCCGGATCACTCCGGGGGCTTTTTTACTCTTCATCTTCGGCCTGCAATTCCGCCTCGTCCGTCTTCTCGATTTGTAATACCTGATGGGCATTCAACGGAGAAACCACCTTGCGGCCGGTTCTTGCTTCGAGTTCCAGCCGGGCATTGCGGGCAATTGTGCCACCTTGTCGCGCGACCGCTTTGTGTGCTGCAAGCGTCCGGGGGTCGGTTGCTTCGGTTATATCCTTTGTCGAAGCCTCCGCAAGCATGTTGAGAATGAGTTCTGTATTGGTCATATTATCCCGCAAGTTTTCTTTCCGCAACCCTTTATATGCCTTGTATTCACGGGTGGTGAAGCCAGACCACGCATTCGTGATTATGTCGGTCAGTGTGGCAAATTGCTGGCCCTCCTGCACTCCTCGCTTTTTCCAAGCGTCGGTCAGGTCTTTACGAACCTCGATCGCTTTCAGACGCTGGTTGATCCAATTATCCGAATACCCCAATCGCTTGTAATCGACCATTGCTTGCTGAATCGACAGTTCCGGATCCTGCATCTGATCGAGACGGTCGGCAGCCACCTGCGCCATCCACTGTTTGAACGGCTCCGCTTTCGGCGAGGGGATTGACTGGATGATCCGGAACATACCCTGCGTCGTGGCGCAGTTCACCCGTTGGCGACCTCCGGCAGTCTGCACGGAAAGGGGGGTGACAATTTGTCCCCACCCTTTGGATAGTTCCGGGTCGCGCTTCTTCATCTTTTTGATATAGTCCGTAGGATTCACGCTGTCGGTCAATACACCGACGACATCCACGATCGAAAAATACCACTCCTCCGTTTGGTCATCCCATACGGTGCGCACCTTGCGCTCTTCAAATAATTGTATGGCTTGTTTCTGCGTCATCTGTATAATATCTGATTTCTGGTTGAGGTCGAAAGGACAACACCGGCAAAGATAGAAGAAAAACGACATCCCCGGAGTGATCCGGGGGCTTTTTGTTAAAATATGAAAGTATTTGCAGAATTTGCAATAATCTCGAAATCTTTACTTGTTTCCGTCCGATTCCGTGCGCTTGAAGCCGATCGGCTGGGGCGACTTGCGGGTCTGCGGTACCTTGATCGACAGCGCTGCGATAGCCTGATAAATGTTGTCAAGTTCTTTACGCATATCCTCCGAGAGATCGTTTACCGCTTCGGCATTGTCTTCGTCAGCACGTTCCAACAATGCCAGCTTTGCCCGTATTTCGGACAGTTCCGCCGTTATCTGCGTCGTCGTGGTGATGTAGTTCCGCATCGCCACGAATGCGTCCATAATCGATATGCTGACCTGCACGGCGGTGGGACTACGCAATACTGCCGACAACATAGATACGCCTTGTTCGGTAAAGGCATAAGGCATATATTTGAAATGTTGGCCTCGCTTGGTTTTACCTGTAGTTTCGTACCTGTAGTTTCGTTTAAGGTTCCATTTTGGAATCTTAAAGCCTCCGATTGGGTCAATTGAAACATAAAGCGCTCCGGGAATCGTTCGATATTCCGTTTTACGGCTTTATTGAGGTTTCCGGTAGTTACGCCGTAGAGTTCAGCCAAGTCGAAGTCCAGCATCACCCGCTGGCCCCGTATCTCGTAAATCTTACTTTGGATAGGTTGTAATTCCATTCTTACGTTGTTATTCAGTTGAGGTTATGCGGCAAAGATAGAGGGAAAACGACACCCCGGAGCGATCCGGGGCTTTTTTAATCTGGCAGAAATTTGTTTAATACATCTTGCAGGCAGCGACTATTTCCGTGCGGTATTTGTAGATGTCGTCGAGCGATTCGAGCAGATGTTTCGTGCCGTTCTTCTCGGCATCGAATGTTTCGAGGTATTTGTTACCCGTGTTGAAATGCAGGCGGCATATCGGCTTGCGGTTGTTGTCGTCGAGCAGGATTCCGAAATAGGATTGCGTGTCACGGTGTACCACGCGGGAAATGTCGTCGATTTCCGGATAAAGAATGGCCCGAACGATATAGAAACCCTGCATCTCTTCTTCCGTCGTAATGACCTTGTTTTCGCATTCGCGCACCGGTTCTTCAGAGGGCGCTGCCACTGGTGATACAGGCTCGGATTTAGGTTCGGCCCGGGTTTCTACTACCGTATCGGCACCGATAGCCGACTTGAGGCGTTCGTTCATGTAATCATTTGCATATTGAGCGAAAGCCTGTTTAACGATAGCTCGGAATTGTTCCAAAGCGACGTCGTTGAAACGGCCCGGATAGACCGGACGCGCGAAATACTTGACGAACTCGTCGCTCGGATCGTTCACCTCCTTGACGATGGCGTTACGTATTTCGTTCGTGTATTTCAGTTCGCTGGCCGTATTGAGGATCGTTTCGATGTCGAAATAGCTTTTGTGGAACTCCCGTAGCTTTTCCACCTGCGATTCCCGGTATTTTTCCATATTGAACTCGAAGAACGGTTTTTCATCCATCCTGTTCTTCTCGACCAAATCGGTGTAGAAACGATAAACGACGCCGTTGGTCAGAATGCCGAAACGAGCGTTCGAAACGTGGAAATAACGGAACAGCTGTCCGTTATGGGAGTTCAGATCCTCTTTCCAGTGCTTGCATTCGATCAGTACGATAGGCTGACCGTCTTTGTGGATCGCGTAGTCGATTTTTTCGCCTTTTTTGATGCCCAAATCACAAGTGAACTCAGGCACGACTTCGGTAGGGTCGAATACATCATAACCCAATGCCTGGATCATCGGCATAATGAAAGCCGTTTTGGTGGCCTCCTCCGTCTGGATGTTGTCTTTGAGTTTGACTACGCGCTCGCTTAATTGCTTGATTTGGTCTTTGAAATCCATATTTTTATTGTTTTATTCTGAAAATGCGTGAAACAATAATATATCCAGTTTTGTAATCCGTTTTGTCGTGGCGGTTGTGTTGAGGTTGTGAGGTCGGGCCACGTCTTTGATCGGATAATCGGGTGTCAGTATAAATCGTTCGGGTTGTTTTATCCTTGTACCGCCTTGCCAGCAACACCCTGCACATCCACCGCAGCCCCTTTTTGGGCTAATAATTCAATCGTCTTTTGCTGGGAAGCGACAATATCCAATAATTTATCGATTCGTTCCGAATTTTTATCATTTTTCTCTGATGGAGCATCGTTATTTTTGAACATTTGCCCGGTTCCCATAATTACCCAGTCCAATGAGATTTGCGGATATTTGATAAATATTTGCTTCAATTTGTTCGCGCCAACCCCATCCGATATACTTGAATACGAGCCGGAAGGTAGGCCACACTCCTTTTCAAATTGCCTCCCAGATAATCCCAACTCTTTGATTATCAAATCTAACCTATCCTTTAACATATTTATTGAAAAATATTTTTATCAAATTATTTGCATGTGATAAATATTCTTTTCATATTTGCATTGTCATTACAATAGTAATTACAAATATAATCAAATAAACGAGATTATGAGAGAGATTAGGTACAGAGGTATAGGTATCGCAGAAAGGAAATGGGTATTCGGTTCCTTGTGGTTCGATACGCGCAACAAGGCAACCCTCATTTGGAGCGAAGAACTAAAATACTGGGTTCGGGTCGATCCCGCCACCGTCGGCCAGTACACGGGGTTGAAAGACGAACACGGTAAAGAGATTTACGAGGGGGATGTGATACGCTCTCCATTGTCCGAGGATAAAACTCGCCCTCATAGAATCTTTTACCATACCGGCAACGCAGCTTTTATGGGGGCCTTGGTCGATAGAAAGGAATTATGTTATTTAAGATTGGATCAGGATTGGATTTATAAGTTTGGAAAAGAAGTCATTGGCAACATCCACGACAACCCCGAACTCCTAAAAAACGAATAGCCATGACACCAGTGATTATTATCGCCATTGCTACTGCGATCGTCGGCGCGAGCATCGCCACGATTTTCTACACCACCCGCTTGGACAAAATGACCAGAGAAGAGGCCGACCATTTAGTAAAGCGCGTTGCCATTGAGACGGAAATCGACATGCTGAACGAGCGTATCACGATCATACACGGCCGCATTACCAACCTTGAAAAACGCGTCGAGCCGATCGGGTTTCAAGAGGTTATAACCAAGCATGCCGATCAGATTGCTGCAATCTGCTGCCGGGAGTACTCGAAATTATTTGAAGATGGCCACGATGAGCGCGGCGATGCTGACAATAAGGGCAATGATTGACAACCATTTATTGCGGCTTATTTCTTCGAGTTGTGCGACTGTAAGGGCGCTTTCTTGCTCCTCACGAAATTTGTCGATGAAACTTTTCATAGCACTTAAATTTTAGAGTTGAACGCCTAAAGTTAAGTGTTTTCCCGCGAACCGTCAAGCGGTTACCCGGAGCGATACCGGCGCGGGAGCGAAACATAAACAGATTTTCAATTATGGCCGAATTAGTTCGAACTGTAAACTTTTCCGAAACCTTTGCCGCGTTGAGGCTTGGCGAAAGCGTCGAGTTCAGCGTTGCCGAGTTTACCGAGTCGAGCGTGCGGGCCAACGCCTGCCGCTACTGCAAGGGTAAAAACATCAAATTGTCGGTCTCCGCGTTGAGGGGAACCGGCGTTATCAAAGTAACCCGTAAATCGTAATACCATGAACCATGAACCACGAACCTCTCGACCGACTGCACTTGCAGCAGATAGCCGCCGCTTACGCTGCCGGGTATCGTATGGCCCGGGCGGAACTGGCCGACGATGCAAAATATTACACCCTTACACAGTGCTACCGGAAATTCGGCCGTGGTACGGTTGATCGGTGGGCTGCCGAGGGTCTGATCGAGATAATCAAAGACGGAACCCGCAATAGCAAGTGCCGTGTATTAGTAGAGCGCATAGAACTGGTTGCCTCACAAAGCAACCGCGCCAGCTGGTTCGACAATCACGAATAATCCGCAGCGATGGGAAAGATGTACAGACGATGGGACAAATTCGAGGTGCAGGACGTAATCGCCCGCTATCTGTCCGGCGAGGATGTGCAGGCAATCGCCGAGGAGTACGGACGATCGGTTCGCAGCATAGAGATGATGATATATCGGCAAGGGTTGCATCGTCGTGTAAAGTCACCGGTAAATGACCGCGCAAAACTGGACTGTATGCCCGATCCGTTCGAGTGGATGGGCGGAAAAAAGGATCACCTATAAAAACCGTATGAAATGGAACAGACTTTCGAGCAAATGAAGGACGCGGCGAAAGAGGTACATCGCCGATTTTACAAGTATTGCACCTCCTCGTTCAATGCTATTGTTAATACCGACAATGTGCGAGATTTGCGCCGTGTCGTGATCCGTTATCGCGATTATGTTTCAGACCCTCGGGCAGCCCACTATATCCGCGAGAATTATGCGGATGTATTGGAGGCGCTGGGGCTGCAGATCCAGTTTTACATCGATGGCCGTGTACGGCTGTATTTGGCAAACTAATATCCCCGATTATGGAATGGAACAACCACCCCTTTGAAAAAGACACGCCCGTAAGGACGTTTGGCAGCCGCAGCGAGTTGGCGGCCTGGGACGCCGAGAATTGCGATCGGTGCATCAAGCACGACGAATGCGAGCTGTGCGATGCGATCATGGCGGCGTACATCGGCGACGGGCGGGTACCGCTGTGGGTCGCCAAGCGGATCGGATGTCTATATGACCCGCTCTATTTGTCCGCCAGTCTCGAAAGCACGTGCAGGGAACGATGCGTTTTGCTTGCAAATATGTGGCGAGCGAGGCAATACTGAGAGCGGATGCGAATGTACGGATTTTTTGATTTCTTAAGATATTACGATAATGAATAAGACAGACACATGCCCCGGGTACTCCGCCGACATCGATACGGAATACAACAGGGTGACGGAGAACGGAACCAAGGTGTGCGGATCGTGCGATTGCTTCAAGTATGAAGACGCCAACGGGTATGGTGAATGCGAACACCCCGATGTTCCCGAAAGCTATTTCGAAGCTCGTCACTGCTCCAATTACTGTGGGAATTGGATTCCGAAAATTAAATGAGTAATAAAATTTTAAGGTTGGGAAATTATGGCAAGACCGAGAAAACTAAATGCGGACTGGTTTCCGCACGACGTAAACGAACGAAACAAACCGATGGTAAAGGCCATTCGGCGCAAGTTTTCACACTTGGGGTATGCGGTATGGACTTATTTGCAGGAAACGCTGACCAGCAGCGATTTGTTCCGCATCAAGTGGGACGATGTGACCGTCGAGTTGCTGGCGGCCGATTACGACGTTGAACCGGAGGATCTGATAGCGATAGTAGAATATGCTGTCAAAATCGGCCTGTTGGAAATCGGGGATGGGTTTATTTTCTCCGCCGAACACCGTAACGGCCTGAAACCTTTGCTATTAAAGCGCGAGCGCGATTTGCTTTTCCTTGATAATAAGGCAAAAAGCAAAACAGACGCAGGGGGCGCGGAAATTATCGACGCCGAAAATGAGCCGAAAACAAGCGAAAACACAACGAAAAAGGAGCGAAACCCCAAAAATGAAATGATTTTCGACGCTGAAAATGTTGAAAAAACAGAACCGGCGGGAGTTTTCGACGCCGAAAACAGGCGGAAACAGGGTTTTTCGTCAATTATCGGCGAATTTCCTTTTTTTAAGAGTAAGAGTAACAGTAAGAGTAATACACACACAGTAATCCCTACATGGAAAGGGGGTGTGGGGGAAAACCAAACCGCCGAGTTCCTCGACTGGCTCGATTCGGCCTATCCCGAAATCGCAGCGATGGCCGAACCGATCACCGAGGAGCAGGCCCGCGACATTCTGGCCAAGTTCAGTGCCGAGGATATAAACCGCATCATCGCGGCAATGGACAACAAAGGGGCGTACAGGAACAAATCCGCATACTCGACGTTTGCCTCGTTCGTGGCTCACGACATCATCATCAAGAGCCGCAAAGCCGACACGGGCCGCAAATACACGTACAACGAGGTGATCGCCGAGGTAGACGGAGGCCGGGGGGCGTGGGACGATTTCCAGCTCCTCGCAATGCCCGACGGCACGAAGTACTGGATGCGTAAAATCGACATAGCCGCAATACAAGCATGAGACGAAAATCGACCGACAACACCGACACGATGACCGCAAGCGAATTTAGACGGCTTATTTCCGGCGATCTCCCCCGAAATAGTATAACTATCGGCAATCGAAAGGTCTTAAACGCGACGAAAACAGAGGAAAACGGGGTAATCTTCGACAGCCGACTCGAACGCTACATGCACGATCTGCTGAAATCGCACGGAATAGGCTTTCTGTTTCAAAAGCGCTACACCCTGCAAGAGCCGTTCACCTACAACGGGGAGAACGTTCGGGCGATCACCTACACGCTGGACTTCTACCTGCCGGATTACGACATGGCGATCGACACCAAGGGCATGGCCACCCAGCAGGGCAAACTCCGCATCAAGATGCTGAAGCGCCTGTTTGCCGACCTTGGCCGCACCACCACGATCGAGTTGCCCCGCACAAAAGACGAATGCGCCGCGCTGGTGGCTCGGCTGACTTCAAACCGATAAAACGAAAGCTATGCAGATCAATACCACCTACAACATGGATGCGCTTGCGGCGGCCCGACTGCTGCCGGACGGTTGCGTGGACTGCATCGTCACTTCGCCGCCGTACTACGGGCTGCGCGACTACGGTGTAGACGGTCAGATCGGGCTGGAAGAAACGCCGGAGGTTTTCATCGATCATCTTGTGACGGTATTCCGCGAACTGTGGAGAGTACTCAAGCCGGAGGGGACGTTGTGGGTGAATATGGGCGATAGCTATGCCGGTAGTAACCGCGGTGCTGACGATGTCAAACCCAAGGACTTGATCGGGATCCCGTGGATGCTGGCGTTCGCCCTACGTACTGATGGCTGGTACTTGCGTCAGGACATTATTTGGCACAAGCCGAACCCGATGCCCGAGAGCGTGACGGATCGCTGCACCAAGGCGCACGAGTATATTTTCCTTTTCAGCAAATCGGCCCGCTATTACTTTGATGCCGAGGCGATCAAGGAGCCAGCGACCGGGTGGAACGGATCGAAATTCGAGGATGGCAAGAACCTGATCAACCATCCGAACGTCGGCAAGAACCGGCAGCGCAAGCCGGCAGGATGGGACACGGGGAAAGGCGGCCACGGATCATTCCATCGCTCCGGTCGTGCGGAAGCGATTGAATACACCGAGATAGCGCCGGAAGCTTCAACGACGCGCAACAAACGAAGCGTGTGGACAGTTCCCCCGCAGCCGTTCAAAGAGGCCCATTTCGCCACGTTCCCCGAGGATTTGATCGTGCCGTGCATCCTTGCCGGGTGTCCCGCCGGTGGCCTCGTACTCGACCCGTTCAACGGCTCCGGCACCACGCGCATCGTGGCCAATAAACTCGGCCGCAATGCTATCGGTTTCGAATTAAATCCCCAATATATCGAAATAGAGAACAGACGCCGCAGTAAAGAGCTGGGGATATTTGAAAGCATTACGCTATGATCCGCTTTCTGTACATAGACCTCTTTTGCGGCGCCGGTGGAACATCTACAGGCGTTGAGGCGGCACGGTTGCACGGCGAGCAGGTCGCCAAGGTGATCGCGTGCGTCAATCACGATGCCAACGCGATCGCTTCGCACGCGGCCAACCATCCCGACGCGCTGCACTTTGTCGAAGACATCCGCACGTTGAACCTCGACCGGATGCTGGCCCATGTCGAAGCCATGCGGAAACAATACCCTGCCGCCCGCGTGGTGTTGTGGGCGTCGCTGGAGTGCACCAACTTCTCGATCGCTAAGGGCGGCCAAAGCCGCGACGCCGACAGCCGCACGCTTGCCGAGCACCTTTTCCGATACATCGACGCACTGCGGCCCGACTACATCCAAATCGAGAACGTCAAGGAGTTCATGACGTGGGGGCCGCTCGTGGTGAAAGTCGTCGAGGCATCGGCCGGTCATGGCGAATACTGTCCACTGGCGATAAAGACCGAGGGCACCGGCAAACACAAGCGCCGCACCATCGCCCCCGTGTGGGTGCCCGATGCCGCCCATCGCGGCGAGCATTACCGCCGGTGGGTGGATCGCATTTGCGCGGACGGAGGCTATCGGTTCGACCACCGCATCCTCGATTCGGCGGACTTCGGGGCCTACACCTCCCGCCGCCGGTTCTTCGGGATTTTCGCCGCCGGCCGGCTGCCCATCGTTTTCCCGACGCCCACCCATGCCAAGAAGCCCGCCCCCAACTTGTTCGACGCCCGCGCTAAGTGGCGCCCGGTTCGTGACGTGCTGGACTTGCACGACGAGGGCGCCAGCATATTCGGCCGCAAAAAGCCGCTGGTGGATGCAACCTTCGAGCGCATACACGCCGGGCTGGTGAAGTTCGTCGCCGGTGGCAAAGAGGCGTTCATGGTCAAATACAACTCCATGAGCCAAAGCGGCAAATACGTCGCGCCAGGCATCGACGATCCATGCCCGACGGTTGCGGTGCAGAGCAGGCTCGGCGTGGCAAAGGCGTGTTTCCTTGCCAAGCATTTCAGCGGATCACCGGCCGACCGTGCCATCAGCATCGACGGGCCGGCGCACGCCATCACAACGGTAGATCATCACGCGCTGGTCTCCGGCAATTTTCTGACGGCGTATTATGGCAACGGCTACAACTCGCCCGTCGAGGCGCCGGCCCCGACCGTCACGACAAAAGACCGGCTCCAACTGGTGCGTCCTCGATTCCTGAATATGCAGTACGGAAATGGACGCACCGCGTCCGTCAAGGTGCTGGCCGGGACTGTAACCCCCACGCCAAAACACCGCCTCGTTACGTGTTGCTCGGAGACACCGGCCCGTAAAGGTCGTTATCTACTCAACCCGCAATTCGCATCAGCGGGGGCGCCCATAGATCGCCCGTGCTTCACGCTGATCGCACGGATGGACAAAAGACCGCCCAGTATCGTTACAACGGAGGCCGACGTGCAGCATCTTGCGCCGTTCATCCGCCACGATGTCGATACGCTGATTTACGAGGTCTATGCAACAGACAGCCCGATCGTGGTGCAGATAAAGGAGTTTATGGCACTGTACGGGCTGGTCGATGTGAAGATGCGAATGTTGAAGATTCCCGAACTGAAACGCATCATGGGTTTCCCCGCCAACTACAAACTGGTCGGTACACAGGCCGAGCAGAAGAAGTTCATCGGCAACGCTGTTGAGGTTACAATGGCCCGCGTGCTCTGCGAAGCATTGGGGCGCGTGATTTTGGATTTTGAAAATGCAGCATGATATGAAAAGTATAAATTTATTCGGCCAAGAGGAGCATGTATTCACGAATCGCGGAAAGTCGCAAAAAGGGCTTTTCAACGATTACGAGGGCTTTGTGGAAAAATTCAAGCCCAAGAAAACGACCGACGACT